ATAAATTCCAGAATCTTTTTCTTGCATCAACTTTGCTTGACACAAATAATTTTCTGCATCATCGTAAGTATCTTTTTTAAATTTGTGTTTAGTTCTGAATAGCTTTGCTGCCACATACATATTTGAAACCATCCATCCAGGAATAGGCTCCTTCAAGCCAAGCAGAACACTCCAAATTTTTCCAATGCTATTTAAAGCATCTTCAAAATTGCCATATTCTGCTTCTTTGGCTTGACGGATATTTTTAAGCTTTTGCTCTTGCGGATTTTTCATTTTTATTTTTTTCTGAAAAGTCTTTGTGAGCTTGAAGAATGTAATAAGAAGCAGTCTTGGCCATACTTTGTGGCATCTCAAACTGCTTATCCGACAACTCTCTAAGCTTAGTGTACGTGTCAATATTTAACGCAATTGATTTGAACAATGAGGTATCCATTTTACGTCTCCAATGATGCTGGATCAAAAGCAACTGCGGTATCGTTTAGCTGCAACTCCTCCAACCTGTGAACCCAAAAGTATGGTTCATCTTTTGCCATTTTACCTTCACCAGATGCAAAAGCCTTGTAACAACCAACTCTAATATTCTTACCACCTAATTCTTCAGGTAAGTTTATTGTGCCTTTTAGGTCATAACTTTTTGGGTTTTCTTTACTTACATTCGGAACTAATAATCCGAGTGATTTACGTTCTTTTTTTTTTACTTGGTTATCCATTGATAACTCCATTAGTCTCAAGTTTATTTTTGATCTTGTTAAACTTTTCCAAAAACTCAGAATAGGCTAGAGGATTAGATCCTTTAACTTCTTCCATAAGTTTTTGATTAGTTGTGATCCAAGATCTGTATGAGCCGAAATGCGAGACTTTATTCAAATCGGCTAATGCTGCTGTAAGTTTAGTATCGGAAGCTACCACAGCTCCAGATACTTCTTCAGCACTTGCAATTTTATCATTTGTTAAACCAGCCATTGCACATGCACGACCAACAGCGCTAGTTTCTGCTACTTCTGTTGCGGATAACTGATTTATTCTACTCGAAGATCTCAATTCTTCTGCTAATCCAGTAGATATTAATTTTCCATCAATCCAAATTTCTGATCTAACAATAACTTTTTTATCGTCATGGAATAATAGTTCTGATTTTATCGTAGCATCAGTACCAAGATTTTTTCTTAAAATTCCAATCCGTAATGCTACAGTTGCGTAGTCATTCAGATGAATTTTGATTGTATTACCTTTTAGATTTGCTTTAAAATCTGCAATGGTGCTTTTTAATTTATCAACTGACATATATAATAACCTCCTATGATAATTGTGGTGTAAGTGATGATTGATGGAGTGATCATATGTTGCTCCAAATTTTTTTTGCTTTAGTTAAATATTTATTTCCAATGCTCCAATAAAACGGATGTGAAAATTCTGGATCTACATCTTTAATAATTTCAGATAAAATTAAATCAGCTTCATCTAAATCAATGTGTCTTGCTAATAATCTTTCTTTTATTAAACAAGATTTAACTAACTGTTCATAATAATTATTTAAATTTTCTGGTTCTAAATCCGCACAATTTTTTGAATTAAAAATTTTAAATCCATCCACAGTCAGGTAGCACAACAAAGGTGAAACGAAATAATCCCCCGAAGAACATTTCGCCTTATAATAAAAAGCTAACTGCTGAAGATGGATCTTGTTTGGTAAAACTGGCAACCGAGCTAATGAAAAGGAACGGTCGCCAGATTTTTTTACTTTGCCTGGTTTTTGCCAGGCGGTTTTCAATTCAAGGACAGAAAGAACAGAGCTGTCATATGGAACAGATGCACCACCAGATTGCTCGGATGATTTAGATTCCTTGAAGTGAATATCTGACCTTCCAACTATTGGAAGTGAAAGTCTTTTATCAACATGATTGATGCTATCTTCTGCAACAACATCATTTGAATTATTTATACCTAAACTATCTAAGGCTAGAAAACCTTGATGACAAGTTTGAGGTATTGTTTCTAAGTAGTGATCTTTTTTTTCCTGATCTTTATCATTACAAGGTACATACTCTTTAAATTTTTCCAAAGCTTTTGCTATAGCTTCATCCTTTGAAAGTTTATTGTGATCTCTTGGTGAAAGTTTTTTTTGAAGTGGATGAAAGGACCAAATTTTATTTGAATAGTGATCTTGCATAGCATCACCAGTTACGACACCAGCCATCATATTTGCATTGCCTTCAAATTCTCTTCGTTCTTCCTGAGTGCAAAGTAAATATCTGTAAACATAAATACCTAATGGCATTGATGAAGAAGTAGGTGAGTGGTGATTTATTTTTAGAAGTGAATTTAGTTTTTTAAAACCGTCTTGTTTTAAATCCTCTAAAGGATCTGAAATTTTATTTTTTAATATCATTCTTCGACATTACGAAAAAAAATGAATATCTTGGATATAGCGGTTAGATCTGTTGGAACAGATTAGCATTACTAAATGTTTGTAAGTAACTGTAGATGTTGATTGGTTCTAAATTATCGAAGTTACTATTAATTATTTTTGTAAGTATTAGATGGTGTTAGATGGTGTTGGATGTTCTTCTTTTTTTTTAGGTCTTACAGCGTCTAATTGCTGAGGATATGGTTCTAACCAAGGCAAACCTTGATGAAATCTAATAATATCTGAAACCAAATACTTAATTCCTTGTATTCCATATCTTAAAAATCTAGGTCCAATTCTTCTTTCTATATCTTGATTGAAATAATCTCTCCAATTTTGCAAAGTGCTAGTAGAATAACCAAAGTGTTTTTGCACCATTTTTGCTGTTAAAGCCATATTTGGATGTAATCCTGGTGGTAATCCATCATTACTAAATATTAAATTAATTTCTCTTTTATTAATTCTGTCAGTATTTCTCTCTTCAGTAATAGGAACTCTATTTATTTTATTTTCTGGTGAAAGTTTTTTAGTTTTAGGCACGTTTTTTCTCATCTTCTTTTAAAAATTCTGGAACAACAAAATCATCACCACTAGAATATAATTCTTCTAAAACTTCTCCTCTTTTTTCTTGTTTAAGTGAAAGTTTATAAAAGTGATTATTTATATGATCAAACATAGCTCGTCTCTTCATTTCCAGATCTTTTACTGCTTCTTTGGTTAAACCTAAATCTTTTACCAATTGTTTTTTAGATTTACCAACTTGATCCTCTATATTTTTAATCAATGCTTGTACTTTTATTTTTTCTTGTGCAATAGTAATTCTTTTTGCATGTTCCTCTCTGACTAATTCTCCAAGTTTTTGAGTTTCTTTTAAATTTGTTGAAAGAATTTTATCTGCTTCTAATGCTGCTGGTTTTGTAAAAGAAATAATTGGTGCAACTAAATCTGGATTAACATCTTCAGCAATTATTTTTAAATCAGCAGATGGATCAGGATTTAAAATTCTTATTTTATTTCCATAGATTTGATAAATGCCAAGATAATAATTATGATTTTTATCTTTTAGCTCTCTAATCATGCAAAGTTTATTATGTATAGGTTCTTTTGAAATTGAATTAGTTTCGTAATAGTAAGCTATAAAACCATCGTAAATACTTTCTCTAGATCTAACTCTTATACATTTTATATCAACTCTGTATAATTCTGCTGGACAAATAGTTTGTTCAAATGTTAAAGGAATATAAACACTTCCTGGAGTATGAATTTCTGGAAAAACATTTTCAGTATCGGTGGTAATAGTAACATTATGAATTAAATTTACATTACCCCAGACTAGAACACGCATTGGCTCAAACATTAAAGAGGCTGGAGCTAAATTAATTGTTGAACCATACTCCATTGCTTTTCTTTTTGTTAATTCAAGATCGCCTCTAATATGTTTATAAAAAGTTGATAAATCTTTTTTTTCAACTACATCATTTGCATCAATCTTTTGAGTTAAAAATAAATCTCTTAATGGATAATCTTTTTTAAAACTTTTATTCCAATCTTTATTTTCTTTTGCTTGACCAGCTTTGTCAAAATGAATCCAAGGTGGAAAATCA